ATGTGGTTCTTGATAATCATCTTTATCATAAATATTTTCCCAGATATGATCAATCGTTAAAGTAAATTTTTTCTTAAGTAGGTGCCCCAGTTTAGAAGCAAATACTTCTGCTAAATATGTTCCTGATTCTTTATCCAAATCATTTTTTACATGCTGAGAAGTAATGGTTTCCGATATCCATTTTTTAGTAAAAGCTGTGCTTTTAAATTTAATTTTTTCCAAGTCGACAGTTCCGACTAAAACCGGAATAGAAAATAAATTCATAATCATTTTTTAACTATTCCCCAGGAATTTTTTTTAGATTTTTGTGGTTCAGAATAATCTCGTTCAATTATCATTTCAATAAAATGAATTGCTTTCATTAAGTCTTCCTTTCCATTTTTGTCACGGTGACGAATAATGTATTTAATAACACAACCTTCTGGATATAGCAACTCATTCTCAACAACAAATTTGCTCGGTTGAATTTTATATTTCTGATAGTGAGATCCTCCGTGCTGCTTGTCCCAGACCTTACTCATAGAGCATACTCCTTTCGTTTAATTTTGGATTTAAGTTTATATAAATTATTCCGAGCTCTGGTGATGGCTACATACCATACACGATGTTCTTCGTCAGCTTTATCTTTACTTCTTTTAATTGCTTTTTGAATTTTATCCCCTTGATGCAAGCTTAATACCACATTATTTTCTTCTCCACCTTTAATAGCGTGAATGGTAGAAAGCCAAATACGTGCAGGTTCATTTAATGTTTCATCATTCTCTAGCATTCCTCTTATATAAGTAACTTCTTTTTCTGGAGCTTTACTAAACACACGGTACCATTCTTTATTTTTGTCCCATTCTTCGCGCTCAACAAAATCATTTAAATCTTCTATTTCTTTTGGTTCTAATTTTTCTTCAATCGTCCATTTAGTATAATTAACTGCGGCTTTATAAAGTCTCACTTTAAAACTCTTTCCCTTATTAGTTTCAAAATATAAATTTCTTTTTTTAAGTTCTTTCATAATTTCTAATAGATTACTTTTGGTTCTGGTTAGAATTAACCATTTATCTTTTTTTAAATCTAGTTGACTTAAACTGGATATATATTGAGTTTGGCCTTCTACATCTCGCGGTAAATATTCCTTTTGTTTCCTGATGCCTGATATACGACTCACGGGGATGGTAGATTCTTCCTGAACTTTTTTAGAAATTCTTTTAGAGAATCTAAGAATTTTTTCTTTCGCTGGTTCATTAATAAATCTTCTTACATCAGCTCCGGCCCACGCAAAAATAGCCTGATCATCATCGCCCGCTAAATATATATCTTCGGTACGACTCTTTAACACATCGTAAAGTTGCCACTGAAGGGGAGATAAATCCTGCGCTTCATCAATAAAGATAACTTTAAAATGAGGAAGATTAGTTTGTTTACTAATTACTTCTTTAATAATATCATTGAAATCCTTGAGTCGACTCTTCTGTTTATATCTTCCTAAATTATCGTGTATATGTTTTAACGTAGACCACTTTACTTGTTTGCGATCATGCTCCCCTTTATCAAACTCTTCTCTTATATCCACATTTCTGTTTAAGGCTCTTCCTATTAATTGAAAGTAAGGATTATTGCACGTTAGATAATGAGTTTCTTCGTCATTATATTTATCTGCGTAGTTAACTCTAATACTTAATCTCTTTCCCAAATCTTCATAATGATAAGGTTGCATTATATCTTCTTCTTTTAATCCTAATCGATGATAGGCAAATGAATGGAGAGTTTGAAAATAAGGAATACGTTTATCATCCACTGGCATTCGTGCTCTTGCTTCTTTGGCTGCCTTTCTTGTAAATGCAAAATATCCAATTGTATGCAGGGGTGTTCCACTACGCATATAGGCTTTTGCTCGACTAATTAATCGATGCGTCTTTCCGGTTCCTGGAGGTCCATAGAATTTATATATCATACTATATCTTCTCTATCATCAAACTCTAATAATTCTTCTGGTGGATCTTCTTCTTCAAATTTTTCCATCTCTAGTTCTGTACACCAAATAGCATTCTCTTTCGCTTTAGGAAATCTTTTTTGTACTCTCTTCCCTTTAAATATTTCTTTAACCATTGTCTTGGTTTCCGCTTCATCATATTTCCATTCATTTCTTTTTAGCTCTTCATAAAATTTATGAAATAAAAAATAAGCTTTATCATCTTCAACTAATACTCCACCACTTTTAAACGAAGCGTAAGTAGTAGCTCGTATATCGTTTAAATATTCCTTAATGTGTCTAAATAAAATACCCGCTGGTTGTGACTCAGGATCAGGAGTTTCTACATCTAGTTTTGCCCAAAGGTCATTTATGATAGCTTGAAAATCTTTTTGTTTAATTGGAGGGGGAACAATTTTAGTAGCATCAGCAATTAAAGCTTTTAACTCTCGTTGTTCAATAATTTGTTTTACATGTTTAGCATAAACTGTTTTTATTTTTCCCGTTGGTTGCTTAACGTATAAAAAATATTTAGGTTGAGGTTTATAATCTAGTCGGGTTACACTTATAATATCAGGCCACGCTCCATTTAATTGAGTACCTACTCCAAATTTTCTTCGTAGACAGACATGTTTTGCACACTTAGCTTGAATAGGATCTTCATAACAAGTATATCCAGCGGTATCACCTTTCCACGCTTTAATTTTTTTATTAACTTTATCGTCTCCCCAAATCGTATCATAATGAATATATTTTCTCGCATGCTCTAATACTTTGGTTTCCCAAGAATCCGGATATTTTCTTTTAGCAAACACCATATAATTATATAAATATCTATCTCTTTCGTCGGGCATCTTTGAATGCTCTCCTTCTTTTCCAGGACTAACATATTCGCCTTTGTCTAACATCCCGCATATTATTCCCATACAAGGTGGTCCATCTATAAATTCAGGAGCGGCGTTCTTCAATTCTTTATTTATAATTTCTGCTCCAAAGTTTTTAAGTCCTTCTTCGGTTTGAGCATTAAGCTCAATTGCTTTCATAAAGGTATCAAATGAAATTTCTGTGTTGGTGGTATCTACTGCTACTCTATCTTTTTTATTATAATAAGGAATGTTAATAAAGTTTCCTGAAGGTCGTCTACCATCGGTTGCCTCGAGTGAAGTTTGTTTAGGATATATTTCTGTTTTAGCCGGAAGACCAAATACAAATAAAAGTTTTTCTAAAAATTCTCTAATGTCACTTGCTTTTACTCTTTGCTTGGTAAAAACATATATATGAAGTCCTCCACTTTTAGATTTAACAGGGATGACTGGAAGTTCTTTGGTTTCAATTATTTTTAAATATTTTTCTGGTTTAAAATCAATATAATTTTTGGGATCAATATCGATAGCTCCAAAGATAGCAAGACCTTCATCATCACAAGGATTGATTCCAATAGAACGTTTACCTTCTAAATGGTCTATATAGTCTTGATCAACAATTGGTTTCCGTGCCCATCCATAGTCTTTTAAATCAAATTTAATTTTCCCTGTGTCAGGATCAGGATAACCTTTTTCAACATTACAATATCCATAATTACGTTTAAGGCCTGTAAAGTATTTTATAAAAGATTTCATAAAGCGATAGGGCGGATCCACTCTCGCTTAGCCGCCCCGGTTGCAACTATTCCCATCGGGAATTAGACAATGCTTTCTGTACTTTTAGTTTTTTCGTACTTAGGTTTAGCACTTCCTTTCGCTACACTTTTTTGTAGCTCGGAAGCCGCTCTATATAAATCTGCGTCCTTAGAGTCAGCTGTATTTAACATTCTAACTTTAGTCGGTTTATATACATGCCAACTTTTACTTCCCGCTGTTCTTCCAAATGTTTTTAAATTAAACATTGCAGAATAAGCAGCTGGCTGAAAGGTACCTTTGTCATCAGTTACTCTTAAATTAGTAATCTGATTATTAAGTTCCCTAGCTGGAGATAGATTGGAAGATCTCATTGGGATAACCGCTGGTCTTATTTCATTATCTTTAACCATAATGACATAAAAATATGCGGTCTTCTCAACATAATTACCATTCGGTAATCTATATCTACCATTTCTTTCTTCAACCGCATCTGCAGGAATCGTTAAGTGAGTTCCTACTGGAGCGGAAGCGCTATCTCCTCTTTCTTGCCATTCAGGATATCTAGTTTGAGCGTGGGCTACTATTACGTTTATACCTTCGCTCTCCCCATCTATCAGTTGACCAAGTGAGCTCACATAAATCATACCAGGTTTAGAACCTTGTACATATTTAGAGTCTCGTTCATTACACTCTGGAGAAAGTTGATGAAGAATTTTCAAGATAGGTGTTGATACATCTTCTTGTCTTATTTCTTCAGCTCCTTTTTTAGAGTCTTCTCTTAGATTTACAACAGCAAGAGAACCACTGTTTTTCTTTTCGACTATATTACTCATATTTCCTCCTATTAGTTTATTAAGTTATTAGTCTATTTTTTTCCTTTAATTTTAGTTTGAGCTCCCTGAAAGGTCCAAAAATATTCCGCCGGAATATCTCCACCTTTTTTATTTCTCTCTTCTAAAACTAGTCGGAGGGTCGAAGCATGAACTGCAACTTTTTGTTGCGGCTCATACCCCTGACCTCTTGCAAGGGTAGCATATTGCTGCGCCTTGTTGTCTTCGTTCTTTCCAAATGATACTGTAATTTCATTTTTTACAATATCACCCAGTCCGTTATTTCGAAGCCAGTTAATCGCTTCAGCTTTTTTGTCAGCTTTTATTGAAGCGCCATATACCTGCTTAACAGAAACTTCAGATCCATCTTTAAGTTTTAATGTACTTAAATTCATCCTTTCCATTATTTTAGGTATAACAATTCCTGATTGAACTTTTTCGTCTTCTTTAAGTTCCTTAATTTCTTTTTCTTTACTCTCAATATGTTTTTGAATTGTCTGTAGTTTTTCTAGTTCAACAGATAATTCTTCTGGATTAATGACATCACTTTGAGACGGTGCGTCTTTACGTAGATCTATATTCATTTACTTTCCTATTTGTTGTTATTAGTTTAAATTTAAATCGCGCTCCTTATATATAGGAGAGAAATGAATATGTCAATACTATTTTTGAAAAATATTTATCTCTAAAGGATAATAAGTTTTTTCTTGTCTGTCCCACTTAAGGACCTTAGCTTTTCCTCTATTTATATCTCCAACTACCATTCCCATTGCAAATATAATAGCGGGGTCTCCAGATAATAAAAAGTAATCTTCTTCTGTGGCGTCTTTTAGAAGCGTTCTAAGTTTGTGAATTAAAGGACCAGTAGAATATATCATTTGAGAAAATTCAGGTAAAAGAGTTATTATATCTCCATACTTCTGAGCACCTATAATATTGTACTTGGGCTGACCCTGGGTGGTCCCTGGGATTTCTTGAATTAAATAAACTTTGTTTCCTGTATGTCGCGTGGGTTCGTATTTATTCATTTTATTTCCTTGTACTGAGCTGCAAGAGAATACCTTGGAGATTTATCATTAGCAAGCCAGATTAAAGGAGAATGATATACACGAGCATCGAAAAAAATAGCTCTATTCTCTCTAAATCCAATGTGAGTATTCAAATTATGTTCTCCTTTCTCATCAGTCGTATAAAATCCTGTGCCTCTATTTAAACTCTCATTTCCTCTTATATATACTAACACTTGGCAATCACAACCCTCTTTTGGATTATAATCACAATGAACTATGGGAGTTGCTCGGGATACAAGAGTGTACGCACACCATCTTTCTTGAAGCTTTTTTCCTGTCCATTTTTCACATTTTTCTTTAAGATAGTCCTTTATAGCTTGAGGGGGTGCTGCCGAATACCACAAATGACCTATTTCTTTAATCTGCAAATATCCTTCTTGCCAGGTATTAAAAGGAATAGTGTTGTATATTTCCTCATATTTTTTTTCCTCTATAAAATAATCACGTATTAAGATATCAAACGTCTCTTCCATTTCACCTGCAGAGGTTGGTACTTTCTTCTTGACTTTCATAATTTATCCTATATATACCTATTTAGAAAGAAAAGCAAATTATGTTTTACAAATTTAAAACAAAGCCATACGAGCATCAATTAAAGGCATTAAAAATGTCGTGGGATAAACCTGTATTTGCCTATTTTATGGAAATGGGAACTGGTAAATCTAAGGTTCTTATTGATAATGCATCTATGCTTTATGATAAAGGGCATATTAATGGCTTGCTTCTTATTGCTCCTAAAGGAGTTTATAAAACTTGGTATGATAACGAGATTCCTGTCCACATGGCGGACCATATTGAAAAGAAAGTAGTCTTGTGGCAAACTTCTAATAGCCATAAAGAATATAAAAAATATTTAAATAGTGTTCTTGCACCTGGGACAGATTTTCATATTTTGTTAATGAATGTAGAAGCATTCAGTAGTTCTAAGGGTTATGATTTTGCTTTTAGATTTCTTAACTCTCACAAAGCAATGATAGCCGTAGATGAATCTACTACTATTAAAACTCCCACTGCGAAAAGAACTAAAAATATTATAAAT